GTGAACAGGGCGTCTCCACCGTGGGCCAACAAGCCATCCTCTCCACCGCCGCCGGACGTAAGTTCGTGGCCGTCTCTCGCCAACTAGAACACCTGGCGTCAGTCGCCTCCTCCCAGATACTGCAACTGATTGACCTACTCGACCTCAACCTGACCGTGAAAGGACACAACATCCGGCCTTCCCACATAGAATCAGACTACTCCGTGGATATCAGCTTCGACCTGGTAGACCCCGTCTTGCAACTCCAGCAACGCCAACTGGGCCTCCAGGAAGTAGCCGCCGGCCTCAAGTCCATGCAGACGCACGCCTGGAAGACGCCACCGGAGAACGCAAACGCCTCCTCATGGACTGGGTCAGGAAGAACCCCATGATCCACCAGGCCCTCGCTATGGAAGTAGCCAGAGAGGAAGGTATAGAATCACTTGTAGAACGTGCCCTCTCCATGGCAGAAGGCGGCGGCGAAGGACAACCCGGTGCCGCAGGAGGTGCCCCCGTATTAGGCCCGGACGGTATGCCCCTAGACCAGACCATGGGCGGCGGTGCCCCCGGCGGCATGAGACAGGGACTCACCCCCGATACCATCAATCCAAGCCAGATAGGCGCGAATATGGCAGGCTAGCATGACTAATAGGAATGTGAACGAATTCACAAGGATAGTCCACGAACTGAAGGACGAGATATTCAAAGGGAAGAAGGACGCTGCAAAGGCCAACCCTATCCCCTTTGGCAGTGAGCGCGTCCAGAGTCGGGAGGAAGCAGTACGTCTATTTGAGGCACTACCTCCTGCGGAGAAGAGAGCCTATATACAGCAGCAAGGCATGGATAAGATGCGAGACATGTTGCAGGGGAGGAAGAAGTAGTTATGCAGGAGATACAGACTTTAAATCCTGATGACCCAAAATATGAAGATAAGAAGCGAGTTCTACAGAGATCCTATATACATCAGAGTACAGATATCCATGGCGTTGAGACATGGATACTAGCAGATGTAGAAGGTGCCAAGGCTAAAGGCTTCCCATCAACCCAAGAAGCTCATAACTATGCAGCAATAACCCCTGGTATACGGACAGAAGTTGAGACTGTAGATGTAGACGATGGTACCCAGGAACTGCAACCCACCCATGAAATCTTCTGGACGGGGAATAAGAATGACCCCTTCAATATAAGGTTATTGGGGAACACCCAAGGTGGGACTAACGTACTAAGCTCCCCATTCCATGACATTGACGGCAGTCTATGGGTCTACGACAAGCGAAACGGGGAAAAGCACCGTCTGACAGAGGCCCCAGAAGAAGGCAAGCCTACAGGCAAAGACATCGAGTTTCTCAAAACAGAAGCTTTGGGGGATAATGGTTCGGGCGGTTTCATAGACTACTTTAATGTCGATGGCAAAATACAGTCGTACACCCGTAGTGCCGCCGAGACCGTCATCCAGGAGGGCAAGGATAAATTTGAGGTAGAGGGTGGAACCTTCTATCAGATTGCCCCTGGCAGATACGATTTCGTAGCAGACCCTGCCGAGAAGTTCGTCCCAGGCAACACCGTGGATGTCCCTGGCGTCGGCAAGATGGTGCAGACATCCCCTAACCAGTACCAGGTCATCGAGGACACCGTAGAACCTGGCGTGGTGAGAGACCCTGTATCAGGCCGACGCTTCATACAGAGGACAGACGGCAACTGGGGGGCTGAGGTAAAGCCCATCTACGACCCAGAGCTACTGCGGGTAGACGGCATGAACCTGTTCCAGCAACGGAGCGGAGATGTCAGCCAACTCACTCCTCCTAATATAGATGACATCATCACCCAGGCCCTGATCGACGGCGAATATGACAAAGCCTTCGCCTTCCAGGACTTCCGTGATCGGCCCACTGCTCAAGAGGCGTTTGATACAGCCCTTGCTTTCGCACGCTCCCCAGCCGACCAGGTTCTGATATCGGCCATCGCCCGTGGTGAGCAGTTCGTGGCTCCCCCGGCGCAACGAGGTGAGATACAGCGCGTCGGCCCCCAGCCCGACTTCCTCGTACAGGCGTACCAGGACTTCCAACGCCGCACCCAGGCTGGCCGTGCACCCACTGAAGAGGAAGCCACTACCCTATCCGCACGCGCCGCAGCAGGTCAGACTCCACTCACTGACACCCTTCAGTCAAGGCTGGAAGAACTGAAGATAGAGAACCAACAACTGAAGAATGACGCTATCGCGCTGAAGACCCAGCAAGACCAGCAGGTATTTCAACAGAACAATCCGTCCCTATTCGGAGGGGAAGACCCTGGGCTGACCCAGTTCAAGTTAGACCTTGGCCTGTCGTCAGGCAGTAGTATGCCCGAATCCACCAAGCAGACATTACAGGATTTGATAGCTAACTTGCCTGACGACAAGAAGCAATATGCAATAACTCAGGCAGAGTCTATCCATAGGGGTGAGTTATCTGCCGAACAGGTCATCGGCAATCTACGGATGTTCGCCGACCCCACCCCCTCAACCACCTCAACCCCTGATACAAGCGGTGAACCTACCCCTGAAGATAACTGGGCTAGTAGCATCGCTGCTTACCCTGATTTGACCCGTGCGACCTTCGACCTCCTTGGTGGACAGAATTTAGAGAATATGGCTGCCTGGGAGATTAATGTCCATGCAGGCAATGCCGGGACTGGAGGTGTCTTAGAGCCAGAGAGTCGCAAAGGTCGCACTTTCGACCCCGACATGGGTGAATGGGTAAACCCAAATACAGGGTCAGGTGCGAATGGAAATGACTCACTGCCTGATTCAACCCAATCTAATTCAGGCGAGATTAATGCGGGTGAAAATAACCCCCTGAGTTTCAATTCAGATACAGGCTCAAGTGCGGGTGAAAATATCCTCCTGAGTTCCGTTCCGTCTATAGTCTCAGAGACAGCACCCACAGTGACGGGTACGTTACTTGCCGATGACGTAGCTCAGGGTCGCATGGGGCAAATGGAGGCTGAGACTATAGCGTCCTCTTTAGGACTTACGCTTCCGAATATGCGTAGCCGTGCAGGTGGCGGCACCGTACAACCTGGTGAAATCACGGTAGTAGGCGAACAAGGCCCTGAGATAGCAATGATGCCCCCAGGCACCCATATCCTGCCTCTAGGCCCTGCAACCAAGAGGGACATCAAAGCAGCCCAGGCTTCAGGCCGCGCCTATCAGACAGGTGGTATCGTCTTCTCTGACCTTGATCCTGAACTTGGTAGCGGTAAATCTTACACGTCATTTGACGATCTACCAATCGGCCTCCAGCAGCTACAACTAGGTCGTCCAATAACACCATCTCGTGGTTATCTGTCTCGTGCAGCTGGCCTCACCCTGCCATCAGCACAAGCGATGTCCAACATCACACCCGAATCCCGTGATGTATTCTTAGACCTGGCAGCCCAGGCAGGCATCCCACGCAAATCATTCGCACAGGAACTGGCATTGACCATCCCCAGCGGCAGACGTATGCCAGTAGCTCGTATAGCTCCTATCCACCGTAGAGGAGTCCAATAAGTGCCTTACGATATCCCTTTTAGAAGTCGCTCCAGAGTTCTCAGAAGTAAACTCACAGAGAAGAAATATAAACCGTTTGAGTCCCCAGAGGACACTCCTGAGCCAACCTACCAACTTGTGCCTACGTCTCCTCCTGAGATCAGTATGCCTAGTCTTGGCATTCAGACAGGGGAGCGTCTGGGCGGTATAAGGGGGCTGGCGCAGACACGGGTATACGACCCCGCTCCCACCCCCGTAACCACTCCCACAGGCGTACCTACAGCGGAGCCTGAAGCTACCACCGAGCCTACCAAATATGAACTAGACCCTATGTCCAGGCGTCTAAGGGAGATAGAGGAGTTTGAGGAGGGTGCTGAGGACAGGGCTGCCAGGATTCAGGAAGAGAGCCAGATATACCCTGACCAGCCAGAAGAAGGAAGCTGGTTCTACAACCGTGGCGTGACAGAGCCTCCCGGCTCCCGTGTCCCCTTGGACTTCACCACAGGGGAAGGTTTCTTGGGAGAAGCCACAGGTATAGGACTTGGCTCGTTATATGTTGCAGGGCAGTTCATGGAGCCTATCCAGCAGCCTCTAGACGTAGCCACAGAGACAGCCATAGAATCAATCGCCATGATAGGCGGCGGCCCAAAACCTACCATATTCACTGCTGGGACAGAGGATAAGCCCGGTGGTTACAGTGGTGCCCTTGAGAAGTTTCGTGATCGCTCCTGGTATGTCCAGCTTCTTTCATCTCTACCAACGGAGATAGCAACCGGGACAATCATAGGTAAGACAGTCAAACTAGCCACCGGGGCCACTGGCGTCATGAACTTACCGGGCAGGTCAGCCATAATCAATGGCGCGGCTGACATCGATATAGTACCAACCGCCAGGTCATCCAGGGTATCAGGCTCATTACTCGATAACTCAGCTATAGACCTGGTAAAGAGGAAGATAGACGAGTCAGCCCCTATATGCTTCAGCGAGTGCATAAACCCGATTGGCGACAACGTACTGAAATTACGAGAGGTCAAACCCGGCCTAAGCAGGCAAGACGCCTCAGACAACATAATACGCAAGCTGTTTAGAGCTACGACACATGATGTACAGGGAGTGCCAATAATCAGGCACGCCATAGAAAGGAAGAAGGCCCTGGAGAGCATGGCCCAGACCATGGGTCTCACAGTAAGTCACGTAATCAGAGACGCATTCCCTGATATCAACGATCAGGAACTGATACCCTCCCTGTCAGGGATAGATATGTCTCTGTCCAAAGACTTGAACTACATGCCCTCTGTCTCTGACGTTGCTGCCCGTTTGGACATATTCGCTCCCCACCTGACAGAGAAGCAGATGACGGCCTTGCAGGCTGTACGGAAGAAGCTAGCCCCCTGGAGAGAGCTTCTAGACATGCTGGGGATACCCTTGGGTTCCCGCAGAGATGTGACTGGTATTGGATTCTATATACCCCGTGGTGACGCCATCGAGATAGGGGCCGAGCAGATAGTGCGTGAAAAGGCTGCCCTGTCAGCTGGAGGAGGCAAGCAGGGGTTTGAGATGGCAGAGAGCTTCCCTTCCATGTCGTCTGGTGTAGGAAGCGGTCATAAGTATGCCAACATACAAGACACCATCACTTCTTACATCAACCATGCAGGTGAGCGTTCCATCGATGTCCATACAGGCAACCTCTTCAAGAAGCTCCAATCCGAGAATGGTGAGCTTCTGGTAGAAACCCCCAAGGTCAGATTGGAGCGCAATTTCCCTAGCCTCAAGAAGACTGTAATCAACCTAAGATCGAATATACGCAATGCAGGTCAGTCCATACGCTCACAGGACGCCGTTGTCAGACGAGTAACCAGGGAGAAGGAGATAGCAGAGGGTGAGGTCGCTGCTGTAGGGGAGCGTCTCGCTGGGGCTAGAGGGCGTTTGGATGAACTACAGCCTGAGTTCCTCTCCTCCGACAGGAAGCTTGCCGTCAAGCTACTGGATGAAGCTAAGGAAAATAGGGACATGCTTCATGAGGAGGTAAAATCCCTGGGTGCCCAGATCAGGTCGGTCACCAAGAAGTTGGATGACGTGGAGGCTGGTTGGGTCGCAGCCGCTCTAAGTCAAGCGAAAGACTTAGCCTTTGCTCAAGACTATACACGGTTCATAGACAACACCCTGACAAGTCCCGTAGAGGGCTACTTCAAACTCATCGACAAGATAGCTGACATGAACGGCTACATAGATGAGTTACTGGTTCTAAGGGATAACCTGGCTAACAAGGTGGATGAACTGATAGAGCAAAAGGCTCTCAAGACAGAACTCTCTGATGATGCCAGGGCCAATGTCATCCAGCAGGGAAGAAATGTACGCGCGACTCAGCACCGTATGTTGTCAGTAAGAGCTACTGAGACGCAGATAAGGCTGATGGAGATGGAGGAGAGGCGTGCTTTAAGGCGCGACCTCAGATTAGGTAAGGATATAGGGAAAAGGAAGGAGAGGCTAGAAGCTATAGCCGCCAAGAAAGCCAAGATGGAAGAGGCTCTAGCTGAGAAGAATGAAGCCTGGAGACATGCTATCGAGTCCAGCAGGCGTCCGAGAGACCGTCACGCCATCGACTACCCCGGCCTGCAAGGTAACGATTTCCCATCTGCCATGGCCAACTCTATCAACAAGATAATAGCCAGTGAGAAGAAGGCTATGTTTGGGGACAGTTGGATTCTAAATTCCCTTAAAGACTTCAATGGTCTATATCTAGGGCTAAAGGCAGGGTATGACGATAGCATAATATTCATCCAGGGTCTTCCTGGATTCTTCGGTACACGCGGTAAGTTTGGAGGCCCCCTACGGGCCATCACCCCTACCGCCCTGAGTAAAGAATACGCCAGTCTATTATCCCTTAACCTGAGATCGTGGGCTGACCCCAACGTCTTGTCTGCATTCGTCTTCGGGTTCGACGAGGCCGCAGGGCGTGCTGGCAGGTTCGTATCGGAAGAATGGGCAAGCTATGGTCTGAGGGTAGGAGGGGTCAACACAGAATTCAGACTGGGTGGAGGCGGCGGTATATTCAGAGGGGTAGAAAGGATACCTGGTGTCCAAGCTTCCAACCGTGCATTCGGCTTCTTCGGAGATGGAAAACGCCTCCAGTTCGCTGATGACATGCTGGAGGAGGAGATATCCAAGGGACGGAGCCTCCAGGACATCATAGATTCAGGGGACGCTGCCCGTATAGCTGAGATATCCAATAACATGACCGGGTGGAGTAGGCACAGAGTAGCAGGTTCTCTAGGTGACCTTATGCTGCTAGCTCCCCGTTACTTCTCCTCTCGTATAGAGACTTCATTCAAGACAGCTATGGGTATGATACCCATAGTCACCAAGAAGGGTCTGAGGTGGGGGCCAAGACTAGACCATCGAATGGCCCGACGCACGATGATCCGCACCATAGTTAGCTCCATGGCTATAACCTACGGTGCCAACAAACTCCAGGGGAAGGAGACCGACTTCCGTCCTATCGTGAATGGCAGGTGGAATCCCCAGTTCAACCGCATCCATGCCTTTGGTAGGGACATAAGCCTACTAGGCCCGTGGGACAGCCTGGCCCGTCTGACCGTAGCTCTAGGTACAGACCAGTTTGATGCTATCAGAGGTATGATGTCGGGTTCTGGCACCGTGGCCTGGGACTTCCTCTCAGGGTCGGACTTCAGAGGAGAGAGGACTAGGGATTCACATGAGGATGTTGCTCGTACATTATTCAGTTACCTAATGCCATTCTCAGCCGAGGAAGGCGCGGAGGCTACACTACAAACCGTCCAGCATGGTTTCGACGGCGACTGGAAAGCAGCAGGGTCTTCAGGCGCAGGGGTAGCCATGGAGGTATTCGGAGTGAAGTCCTCTGTCGAGTCCCTGTCCGACATGAAGCAGAATCTAGCCGTGGAGTACATGGAGAAGCTGAAGGTAGAAGACCCGGCCAAGTACAAACGTGTCATGGATAACATGAACATGACTTCCTACGACAGGATGAGTGGTCAGGATTATCTGTATGACCACCTCACTGACGAGATCAAGAATGAAATCCTGAACGACGAGTCTATAAAAGCTGCTACTGAGGAACTACCTGACAGGCTCCCTGACATGGATGACCAGATAGCCGTAGCTCTTAATCTGTATAGAGAAGCCAAGCAGGCATCCATAACTCAGCTTGCTACAGTCATAGCCACAGGCCGGGACGGTGCGGAGTTGAGGAGTGCCGTACAGACCTACAAGACCCAGATATATAACACCTCCAATACTGTCTTCTCTGGAGGTATAGGGGAGAACATGGGTGATAAGGAAAAGAAGAATACCATAGATATCCTGCGGGATGCCTACTGGGCCGTTGAACTACCTGAAGACCCTGAGACAGGCATATTGGACTATGACACCCAGGCTGCGGAGCGTGAGGAGATAATAGCCACCGCTCTAGACAAGGGTTTGGAGGAAAGGGATATCACGGTACGGATGCAGACAGGCAACCCCAGCGTGGATGCAGTCTTGAACCAGTACCATTCGGACATGGAGACTCTGAAGCCACTATGGGAGATGGAGGATATGATACTTGGATTTTACTCCTCCGCTGATAGAGAGGTGTGGAATCATTACTTAACCCTCGATAGTGCTGGGAAGAGGCTGTTCGCAAGGCAGAACGAGGTTATAGGTGAAATCCAGGATGACATATCAGATGCACGCTACCAGAAGAGGGAAGATAACCCTGACATCGATGTAGCCTACATACGTCAGGGTTATAGGGGCAACCCTGCAACTCTAGATGGAGCGGTGGAATTTGACCGTATAGCCCAGCCCAACATACAACCCTAATTGACACTTGAATATAACAAGCTTTACACTTTTCCACAGTGATCCCTCCATTACAAGGAGCATCGCATGGTAACGACCCCACAAGAGGAACCCCAGGTAGAGGAACAGCCTGAAGAGCCTGAAGCGGCTGGAGAGACTACCGAAGAGACCCCTGAAGAAGAAGTCGACTACAAGGCGAAGGCAGCCGAACTGGAAGCCCAGGTCAAGAAGATGGAAAACGACCTGCGTTCCAGGGATGGCCAACGCCGTAGGGATACGGACAGGGATGCGGAATTCGCTGGCTTCCGTGATGAGTTGGGAGCGATGCGTAAGGTGTTTAGCCTTTATATGGATGCCCTTCAGAGGGGCGACACCTACGAAGTGCAAGACCAAATATCACAAGTGAACCAGGAATTGGCTCAAGGACAAGCAGTGCGGGACTATAACTCGCGTTACGACAAAGAGATGAACCGCCTCCTTTCCACCGTTCAGGACGCAGATGGCAATCTCTTCATTAGTGAAGACGATGCAGTCAAAATCCAGAGCGACTGGGCAGCAGCTTGGGAGAAAGCCAAGACAGGTGACTACGAGGGTATCTACGATATCCAGATAGAAGCCGCCAAGATGGTAGCCCAGGAAGAACGCCGTAGAGCCACCGACGAGCGTAAACGCCTCTCTGATGAGGCAAAGAACGCCGCGAAGACGGCCCTTGAGAAAGCAGGCGTAGCTAACCTCGATACCGGGGCAGCTATCGCAGGCGGGAATGAAGAACTCCGTGGAGCAGCCCTGATAGAACGTGGGCTGCGAAGACGAAACCTATAAGGATATAAGATGCCAACACTTAGCGAATACCAGAAGTTGGCTAACGACGATGTTACGGCTGGTGTATTCGATAACATCATCACCGCATCGGAATTGGCCCCCTTCCTCCAGTTCACTAGCTTCAGTGGAAACTCCCTGGTCTACAACCGGGAAAGCACACTTGGGGCGGCAGCTACCCACCAGGTAGGAGACATCTGGTCTGACACCGAACCGACTTACACGAAGAAGACCGTGTCCCTCACCACCGTGGGTATCCAGCATCCTCTAGACCGATTTGCCATGCAGACTGCCGACAACGTGCAGTCCCAGGAAGCCGTCCTTCTGTCCAAGATGGCGAAGTCCATCAGCCGGAAGCTGGAAGACCTCCTGCTTAACGGTAACTCTGGCAGCGTTTCGACTGAGCCAGAGGGACTGACCTCTCTGCTTATCAGCGATTCTCGTCTCCTGATGATGGACGACGGCTCACAGCCCTCTACCATCGCCGGGGATGAGACCGAACTTACCCTTGACCGCCTGGACGCCATGATTGACCTGGTGGAGAACGGTAAGCCGGACTTCCTGATGATGAACAAGACCATGCGCCGTAAGCTGACCTCCCTCGCCAGGGCGACTGGCTCAGGCGTACTGCTCAATTCTGCTGAGATGTTCGGTCACCAGTATGTCCTCTACAATGGCATACCCGTGGTCATCAACGACTACATCTCCAACTCTGAGACTTACGAGAACTCCGGTGCCTGGGCATCCTCTTCTGCTACTACCATCTATGCCGTTAAAACCGGCCAGGAGAAGCAGGGCTGGACTGTCATCCACAACGGCGCAGTTCTCGACCCGGACATCCAACGGTTGGGCACCAAGTTCGACAAGAACGAAGATGTCTACCGGATGGCTGTCTATCTGAACGCAGTCGTGTACTCTGCCAAGTCCTGCGCGGGCCTGGCTGGTATCGACTCCAACGCATAACGACAATCAAACCTCGTTGAGCATAGTTCCGTAATCTGATGATGAGGTATTAATAATGGCTGACCCATATGTCAAACACGCACAAAACGTGTTCTCTGCAACCATCGGCTCCACAGCCGTAACTGCCGGGGACATGGTCTATTTCGACGGCACCGACTGGGAACTTGCAGATGCTTCTGCTCACACTTCTTTCGCGGAGGCGATGGCAGTTAATAGCTATGCCTCTGGCGATGTGGGTGTGCTTTGCACAGGCGGTGTCATAGTTGATATCGATGCCCCCTACACCCAGGGAACGGCTATGTACCTGTCGGAGACCGCTGGGGATATCACAGCTACAATCCCGACTACTAACGCTGCTATTAAACAGGCTGTTGGGTTCTCGCTGTCCACTTCCTCAGTCAGAGTTGACATCCGTATGCCTGGCTACCAGAACCAGTTCTTCCCGGTGAGTGCCTATGACACCTCTGGCGAACCTGGTCTTGGTGTGGTGACGGATGGCTGGCCTGGCCCTGGCCTGGACGGTGCTACTGAGACCGCCTATATCGTAGGTCGGTTCCCTGACAACTTTGTTGAACTGGAGATGGCGCGAATCGTAACCAATAACACAGCGACTTCTGCTGTTGACTATGACTTCACTGTTGTTGCTGGATACGACAATGCGTCCAATGCCCAGGACACGGGTACGGCAATCACCGCCAGTACCTCTGAGGCAACTCCTGCTGATAACCTGCTGGTGACATTCGATGTCTCTTCCATGCTTGATGCAGGGCTTCAAGGGCCAGGTCGTAACTTTGCCATATTGATTGACCCTGATGGCGTAGGTGGTGGCGAACAGCAGATTCTAGGTATGAACTTGGGCTGCTTGGTCGTCTAAACTTGCAAGGTATGAAGTATCTCCGCACGGACTTAGGCGGTAATACCTGTGTCCATGTGGACGTGGTGAACGGTCAAGTAGGTTTCAGTGTCCGTGAGGACGGGGCTGACCCTGCTCGTCCACCTCTAGCTGATTTCTGGTTGACTCGTGATAAGTTGTTGAAACTACACAACATCATGAGTCAACTAGCACCGCAGCCAGAGACTACTCCTGAACCGCGCCCAGCGCGAGAGAGCAGTTCACCCTTCTTCCAAGTAAACATAGATGCTATTCTCACGCACCAAGAGGGGTTAATGAAACAACCTCCCTGGTGGCTTAGATGGTTCTATTCAGCTGTGGTAACGAAGGAGAAATATCATGGTGACACGGACTGACTGCCCTTGTGGTAAGACAGATTTAAGCGCAGCCCAAATGACGATGCACCGTCGCTCTAAGGCCCACCAGGAATGGGAGGGTACTCAGGGTGGTGTAGTTGCTGTGGCTGAATCCGGTGATAAAGACTTTGATGGCATCTTGGATGCCGCGAGACAGGGCGAGGATGTGCGCCATATCGCTAAGATGGTGCGGTCTATCTACCGCGCCAGAGGGTGGCCCAATGAGGAACACCCCGAAACCGTCCGTGACTGGTTAGAGTCTCACAACATTCCGATAATCGACGTTCCAAACCATTCCGACCCGGACGAGCAGCGTAAATATATCGCTGAAGAGACGGAGCGTATCCGTCTAGCTGGGTGGGGGAAGGATTGGAACATTACATGAGGTGCCTAAATGGCAGAAGTAATCCCTTCCAAGGACGAGATAATCCATGCTGAGTCCCTAGCTTTAGGGGAGTCCGCAGAAACTCTGGTGGCCGCAGGTGCCACCATCCCCCAGAACACTGGCGATATAGTCGTGGTCTGTCCTTCAGGGGACAGTCTCCACTGGGCACCCAGCGTCACCCCTACCTCCTCTCTAGGCCGTCCTATTACCCTGGGACATCCTGGCCGCATCCCCCACGCCTTCAACAAGACTGCCAAACTTATCTCCGATGACGGCAGTGATGTGACCTGTGTCCTCATCTATGTCCGTGGCTCTGGACGCCAAGACCTGGCTTACTCTGCTACGGAGCCGTTCTAATGCCTGCCGACAGAAAGATGGCCTATAGGGCCACTACCTTCAAGATGATAGACGCTAACGCTATCACGGCAGGCACTGAGGAGACCGTTTGGACACCACAGTCAGGGAGCAAGATACGCCTCCTGGGTTGGTGCCTGTCGTCTTCTGCGAATGCCGCTATCGAGTTTCAGGACAGCGCGGCTTCGGGTACGGTCATAGCCCAGACACCCCTCCTGGCTGCTGCTGGTGTCCACAACTCGCCCGACCTTGGAGACGGCATAGTGCTGTCTGCCGCTGACGGCGTGTTGAAGATGGACGTAACTGTCAACTCTACCGTATCTGGTATGGTCTGGGGAATCGAAGAACCTTCCTAGAGAGGACACATGGCTAACGAGTTCAAGCACAAAGACCCGTGTACTACGCTTACGCAGGCAGAGTACATCTCGGCCTGCGGTGACGGTCACGTATTTGCCTGCCAGGCTACTGGCGACCTGTTATATGCGGATTCATCTACGGTACTGAAGCGTTTAGAGAAAGGTAGCACGACCCAGATGCTTCAGATAGCTTCTTGTAAGCCTGCTTGGACATCGACGCCCTCCCTTGGCTCCACTAGTTGGGCCAACATGAACCACGCCCACGCCGGAAGCAACAGCGGCGGCACGGTCAATGCTAACTGCCTGGGCGGAACTACGTTGAAGTCATGTGTGGTAACGTCCTCTCTGACCACGGTGGGTGCATTGAACTCTGGCTCTATATCCTGTGGTTTCGGAGCCATCGACAACGGCTCCAGTGCCATCACCACTACAGGCTTAATCTCTGGCGGCTCTCTTGACATAGATGACGTACTCATCAACGGCTCGACTATCGGCCACACCTGCGACACCGACCTGATTACTGTAGCTGACCAATCGGTCACGATAGCAGGCGACCTTGCCATATCTGGCGGTTGCATAACTCTGACAGGCGCGGCAACGGACATCGACCTGATTGACAACAATGCTTGCGCCCTCTCTTTTGATGCTTCTGGGCAGGCAGGTATCCTTGCGATAGACACCCAGAACTGCGCCGAAGGCGTGAAGATGAGTGGCAAGCTGACCGTGACTGGGGCTATCTCAACCACTGGTGCGTTGACCGTAGGTGCCTGCGACACAGGCTTGGATGTGAAGTTCTTTGGTGCCAGCGCAGGCGCGTACATGCTCTATGACCAGTCTGAAGACCAACTAGAGATAAGAGGCGCATCGGCTGACGCGACTACTAGTACAGGTAAGTTGCTACTCAGCACCTCACTCACCAACATTAACGCCAATGACGTTATTGGCTCCATCAACTTCCAGGCCCCTGTCGAAGCTGGCGGTACTGATGCTGTAGCCATAGCCGCTGGAATCAGAGCGGTAGCCCAGGCCACATTTACTTGTGCAGTAAACTCGACTGACCTCATCTTCTACACAGGCCACAGCGAAGCCGCAACTGAGAAGTTCCGATTCACCAGCCAGGGCGAGATAGGTATCGGCGGTGCCAACTACGGTACTGACGGTCAGGTTCTGACCTCTGGTGGTGCTGGTGCGGCGGCGGCGTGGGAAGATGCTGGTGGTGGCTGTGTGGTCTGCGATACATCCCCCCAGCTAGGCGGTAGTCTAGACGCACAGACCAACACCATAGTGAACATCGGTCATGCTAACAACGACATCCTGGCAACGGGCATCCGTGTGGTTAATGGTTCTGCGTCCGCTCCTGCTTATTCCTTCACCTGCGACACCAATTCAGGCATACGCCACTCTGGGACTGCCGACCAATGGTATCTGGTGGCTGGGTGCCAGGACGTACTGATGGTTCACGGCTCCCAACGTGTTTACATCAATGACAATGCCAATGGGAAGATGGCAAGCGGTTTGACCATAAATCAACTAGCGCAAGACGACGAAATCCTCGCCCTCAAATCCAGTGATGTCTGCCACGGTGTAACGACCCGCGCAGAACCGGACACCTTTGGATACTTTCAGAAAACTGGAGCGGGTAATGGTGGCCTTGGGATGACCGGAATCACAAATTATTCGGGCTATGCCGTAGTCCTGTCTGGTATTACGGATGGCGACAATACCACTAAGGGTACTGGGGGCGTCGGACAGGTGATGGTTCAGGCACTGAAGAAAGGCTCCGGCGGATGTGCCACCACTACCATTAGTGCAGGGTCTGATGCCAACCTGTTTGTGATTCAGGCAGGCGGTTCTACGACCCGATTCATATTTGACGCAGAGGGGACGGCCCACGCAGACGTTGGGACTGCAACCTACGATGATTACTGTGACGTGGAACTGCTGAGAGGGATGCTGGCTACCACCTGCGACCAGTACCGGCAGAATTACATGGACAGGTTCGGCACGGACTTGATGTATAACCAACAGTGGTATGAGGACAACAAGATTATAGGAAAGGACTCTATCCACTACGAGACTCGTGAGTGTGGTCGCGTCCAGCAAAGGGCGATGATTAATTTCACGGGTCTGACGATGCTCCACCACTCCACCATCATCCAGTTGGCAGACCGACTGAACGACAGGATTGACGGTATCGAAACCCAACTCCAGGCTCTATCGGAGGGCAAATAATGGCAATCACGTTCAACACTGGGCGGCTCCAGGGTCTT